TAACCATGTTTTTAGCTAGCTCCCATTTTAAAAGAATATTCGTTCCCATAACCATTACTCCGTCATACCAAACATCAATAGTCTTTTCTATTTTTTCAAAATTACCGTCTTCAAGCATTTCATCTGGTGGATTGAAGGTGTCATCTTTTTCAATCATCTTAGAGTTGCCATTATCCATTTTCTTTTTCTTATAAACCATCTTTTGCGTGGTCTTATAATTAAAATACATGAGGGTGCATGTGTCTCTGTAGAAAATGTCATTTTCATAATACTGAGCAGTATTAAAATAATCATACCAGCTTTGGCTATATTGAGCAATTTTCTCTAAATCTTCTCTTGTAAGGGTAGGGTCTATTTTAACAAGCTCCGTTATTGCCACCGTTTTAATTTCTCCCCAGTAAAAACAATCTTTGAAATGAGGATCTTCTGTATAACTATATACTACATTAGCAGGATCAACATACTTTACTTCTACTCCTGCTCCAGGTAAAAACTCATGTTTGGCAACCGCCATTCCCGTTACCATCATGTCATAATCCAATCTTTTGCGAATGTCTTGATAATGACTTTCAGAAAACATAGTATCAATCGCTTGTTCTTCGGCAATTTCTATAGCAGGCTTATAATTTAAATTCATGTATAATGAAAGCTCTTCGTCAGACGATGGCAGTTCATTAGGATCCATAATAAAAGGATCAAAACCGGTTTGCTCTTGCACGGTTTGTAAAACTTCTTTGGCAGCCATTTGGCCCTCTATCATATCTTGATACTTACTACGCTTGGCTTGTGAAAGCGCATCTTGAGCATAGGCTTTAACTTTAAACAAACGATCTGACATGCCGTTAACAACTATGTCGACAAACTTAGCAATTATAGGCACTGGTGTCCAGTCTAAATTTAGATATGACAAATCTCCGTCTACAGCTAATTCATTTTTGTATTTAGCTATTGACTGTTCGCCCCGTGCGTATAATCTTAATCTGTTAAAGTCGCGCCATTGAGAATAATATCTGCATCCGTTTGAATCTTTTCTAAACCACTCATATTGGATGGCTTGACCTATCTGTAGCCCATATTGTTCAGTTGCTTTTTCCGCGTCTGAAACATATTGACTTGGAAAGCCTACAGATGAAATGTCTATTTTAACTTCTTTCATCTAATTAATTCACTTAAAATTCCTTCATTAGTATATCTTGCAAAGTTAAGACTTATTTTGGATTGTTTTTTCTCAGGTAAATATATACCTTTTTGATTTGCCATTACCGCTAATCCAGAGCTTATACTCGCATCAAATTTAGTTCTATTGCTTACGTCAAATTTTGCCCAGTCATCCAAAGTTCTAGTAAAATACATTGACCCCATTTCGTCTGCAGCTCTATAGGTTGATTCTAAATCTAATCCTATGTGTTTTTCAATGTAAGATTCTATAGCTGCGGCGTGCGATTGTTTTACATCCTCCGAGGTGTTGGGTATCCCTCCTAATTCTTTTTCAGTTTTAGAAAGTTTAGTGTAATGTTTATCTGGTCTGTTCATACAAAACCCTCTATACCCCCTGTTTTTAAAATGATATAAAAGCCTAGGTTTATTGTTTTCTACGAGTATTGGCATACTGTAATATACACAAGCCATAAGAACCTCTTCAAAAAATATCTCTGCCGTTTGAGGTCTAGCTATGTATTCTAAAAAAAACTCATTACTAGGAGCTTCATCCATGCTAAATTTAGTTAGCCCATGCAAAGATCCATTAGATCCCCTGCCACCTACAGTTCCTGAGATATCATAAGAGTCGCATCCAAATGCTCCAATATGTTCATTTACAGGATAAAAGGAATTATTCTTTTGTATTTTTTGATTTTGTAAATGTTTATTAGGCGACCAAGTTATCTTAAACCTACCTCTGTTATCAGGAGTCCATATTACCTCCGTATCTTTTTTACCATCCTTCCAATAAAACTTCCCTTGGGTCACATGGTGTTCCATAACTAAAGAATCGTTGTAGTCTATTTGTTGGTATATTTTTGTAAGATTAAATAACGACCCTTTGCTTTCATCTCTAAAAGCGTGAGACTCGCTACGTGGAAATTGACGATAAAATTCATTTAAAGCATCTGGATCTTTTTTTAAAGAATCTACTTCAGCTTTCCAATAGTCTATTGCTCCATTTTTTATCCACTCCCCGTCTACCCCCTTTATAGGTTTAGATGGTTTATAAAAAACAGGCATCCCGTAAATATCTATAAACCCCTCCATGTTCCACTCCATAGGTATAAACAAACTGTATAACCCGCTTTTAGTTTGGCCGTTGGAGTTACGCTGCGCTACATTTGAATCTTCGTATAACTTTTTAAAATTATCACCCCCTTTATTTAACGCATTAGAGGTAGAGCCCATCATACATTTGCCTATAATTTTACTTCCCAACCTCAAACAAGTTTTAGTTACCCTCCAGTTGTTTAAAATATTATTAGGCTTAATCCATTTACCGCTTTCATCGTGAACTAGAAGTAAAAGTTTTTCACCGTCATAAGAGTTATCGTCTGTATTTTTCCAATCAATAGTAGTGTCTAGACCGAACAACTCTTCATCTACCGTGTCATACATGTTTTTTTTAGTAATCTTTGACGCGGGGATTCTAAAAGCTAATTCTGTTTTAGGCTTATCCATTCCATCTTGTATAGGCTTAAAAAAGAAAGGCAATCTATTTGCAATAGGAACTACTTTATCGGTAAACATTTTCTTGGCATCCGATCCTGTCTTAGAAAGAATACCTACTCTAGAGTCTTTTGCTAGAGTTCCTGTATTAACACACTCTGATGACCCCATAAATGAAAACCCCGATCTTCTTATTTTAAGATAGTCTAATCCAAAACATCTGTTATCTGCCTTACACGCCTCCCAATACAAAAAGAAAATACGATTCGCTTCTCTAAAGTCTGGAAAACCTACATCAATATTTGTCCACTGAAGGTACATATAGTGAGATCCAGTAATATAAGTAGGTGTACCATTGTTATAAAACCAATGCCCTAATTCTCTTTTGTCAAACTCTGTTTCTATATAGTCTACCCATTTAGATTTAAATGGAGTTGGCATTTCATTCCATTGAAAAATAGATTGAATACGAGAAAGCTCTTTGGGAAGTTCTTTTCTTTCCCAATATTGATTGTGATTTTTTTGGGAGTTCTTTATAATTTCTTTAGGGGGTTTAGGTAGAGCTATACACAAGCCGTTTATGTTTATCACATCCTTTATCTCACCACTTCTACTTATAACTACTACATCATACTTTTCATTATATCCATAAAGCCATGTGCGTGCTTTGTTTTTTTTAGCTAGCACAGCCTTAGGAATATAATCCTCAAGTTTTTGATATAAATTATTTAGAGCGTCTTTCTGCAAATCCTTGTTTTGTTGATGTTTTATCTTCGCTAGTAATACTAGATATATTTTCTTGTTCTTGATCTATTTTACTTAATATATCAAATGCATCAAATATGGCTAATTTTTTTGTAGCCGCTGCATTTTTTAAACGATCCGCTGCTAGTTCATCTTCAGGATCAGGCTTTATAATATCCTCCCGAGCAACCTTAATAAGTTGCTCTACCGCTTTTCTACCTGCTTCAATTATTTTAACCTTTAGCTCCTCAGACTTCATTTAATACAACTGTTATTTGATGATCATACATGCGATATAATTTTTCTCCATCTACTACAAATTCATATTCACTCTCAGGCTGAAAGATTATTTTATCTCCCTTGCGTACTTTTTGTTTTAATAAGTAATCATTTAAATATTTCATTGTTCCAACCAAAGGCTCTTCTTTGTAATTTTTAACAAGATATGAGTCTTGTTTTTCAACAGGTTTCACAAAACAATACCTGTCATGGCAAAACCATTCTCCATTTTGTTTGTACATATAAAACTGATCGTTTTCAATAAAAAACAAATTGTCTTGAAAATAACTTCTTCCGCTTTTTTGTCTTCCCTTCATGTCGTTGTAATATTTAAAAACATTGTGATGAACTAAAAGGGTGTCTCCTTTTTTTATTTTACCATTGTAATAAATAGGAGTGGCAACAACCTTTGCGTAGCGATTTGCTGCAAAATGATTTTCCTCTGAAGTGCTTGTAACTAGATCAATCCCTGCTACTTTTTTGGTATTATTATATCGTTTACCCTCTAAAGGTTCTACAATAAAATTATAAGGGGCTCTCATTAAAAATTAATATTGTATTCAATAGACACAGGCATACTAGGGCTAAACTCTTTCCATAATACCACTTCGTCTTCTCTTTGAATCCAAATTTTAAAAGTTTTAAACTCACTATCGCTTTGTATAAGGTGAATAAAATATTTTCCCCCCAATACTTCTTGACCTACGAGGTAGTGCATTGCGCTCGATTTATAGTCAGGTCCAATTGATATTTTTCTAATATCCATTACATTAAATTTTATTTATATAAAGATACAAATAAATTAACGCCCTTGTCCTCTGTATTGTTTTTGATAATGCTTGGAAGATTTTAAACCCGAGTGTTTTGTTTTAGCATGAACCCCTGGTCTGCGAACTTTAGATTTTACTTGGTAAGTGCCTAGGTTAAGTGTTTTCGCCATTGCCGTTTATTAAATTAGTTTTTTGTTTACTACCCATTGAGCTTCCAAAATAGTATCCAATTACTTGAGTAAAAGCTGCAACCACTGCTCCAAATCCCATATCAAATAATCTTTGCGATTCCTCTGGTATTTGCCACACACCTATCGCTCCTGCAACCACCGCCACAAAACAAAGTGTAATACCCCATCCAACTGTTTTAAACAAAAGGTCATTTGATCCTGAGGCAACCGCCGCCATTTCTCTTTGTCGAGCACTAGCCCTGTCGGCCACTTCAGCCTCGTAAGCTTCAAGTATCATTTCTTGCGCCCGGATTTTGTCCTCAAGAGGCGCTTCAGCGTTTTTAATAGAAGCAATAACTTGCTCTACCGACATTTCTCCTTGTATAAGATTACCAAGGGTAGGGTTTATTAATCCCACTGCTCCTTTAAGAAGTTTGCCTACGGTTGTTTGACCAAACTTTTTTTTAGGCTTTCTCATATTTCTACATATTGAGTTTTTCCGTTTAACTTATAAGCTCTCAAACATCTACTGCGGTTTTCATCTGGAGAGCAAAAACTCACATGTAGCCAGTCTGGGTTATTATCATTTCCAAATTCCCATATTAACTGATCAAAGTCTAAATTATCTTTTATATACTGAAACATAATAGCATTGGTGGTTTTGCCAAATATATCATCAATATCCATCGCTCTTCCCTCGCAATGCTGCGACCGAGAACTCCCCCCTAAAACCTGATTTAACTCTGCCGATCTAAAAAAAGAAGTGATTTTTATAGGTCCTCCAACCCATTGTCTGAGTGGTTCAAATATATTATCGGCTATAGCTCCCATATTAGAAAACTCATACCGACTAGGTGTATTGTCAATATTAAGACGGGTAGCTGTATTAGAAAAAACCCCCTCTTTATAGGAGATATGTTTACTTATCCTTTCCATTTAGCATATACCATTTATGAACAGTATAACCAATTGAAACACTTAATAAAATTATTTTTAAGAAAACGTCTATATCTGTCATTGAAACACTCAATGCTGTTATATTAATACCGTATATTTTCAAATCAGTTAAGTCCATTTTTTTTAGGTTTCACTATTGTGTAAGTTACCTCAATATTATTATATGTTGTTGTTTGTGTGTGTTCCATTTTATTCTGTATAAACTTGTAAAACTTCAGTTGCTGTTAATTCTTTATTGAATAGTCTAACTTGGTCTATACTTCCATCAAAAAATAATGCTGAAGTTGCATTAAAAACACCGATAGCGTGGTTTGTGTTAGAGGTGTTTGCACTTCCTGTGGCAGAGCCTGTAGCACTTCCTAAAGTTGCTAGCGTGCCATTTATATATACTGCTGAATTTGAAGAAGTTTCTACTGCCCCACCATTATAAGTAAAAACAATATGATTCCAAGTATTTAAACTAATAATTTCACTTGTTGACCAATTT